CAAGCCGTCCGCTCGCTCGGCGCCATGCAGCACCGCGTCGCCAACCTCGTCGACCTCATGGGCGTGCCACAACCGATCCGATGCGAGGTGCTCCTCACCGCCGACGCTGCCCACTACAGCGACGTCGGCGGGCGCCTCCACCGCCCACACCACCTGTCCGAACCCGCATACGACTTCGTCCGCTCCCGCGGCCGGATCCCCTCCGAAGCCGAACGCGAGGAGTACCGCCGCTACGGCACCTGGCAGCGACGCGTCCGGGTCGCGCCATGACCGACCCCGCCAAGCTCGACGCCTGGCTCCACACGCTCGGCATCCCAACCGAAGCGTGGCAACGAACGTTCCTGCACGCAGCGCTCACCCACGGCGCACCCCTCGTGCTCGCCGCACCCCGCTACCGCCCAGGCACCACCCTCCCGCTCGAGCCCAACCAGCGCGCACCCTCCAACCCTCCAACCGATGCTTGACCAGCACAAACACCACCTGCTAAGCATCCGCTCACTACGTGAGGCGCCGTGCACCCCGAACCGGGTGCCGGCGCCTCTGTCGTTCCCATGAGCACCAGCGCCGGCCGACGCTCCGCCGCCTACCGGCGCGCCGCCGCCGAGTACCGCACAGGCCGCTACCCCTGCTGGCTCCACCTGCCCGGCTGCACCGGCGCCGGCACCACCGTCGACCACGACCCACCCCTCGCCCGGTTCCCCACACCGGACCTCTGGCACGGCACCTACCGCCCCGCCTGCTCCCACTGCCAGAGCATCCAAGGCAACCGGCTCCGCCACGACCAGACCACCGGCTGGACCTGGTGACACCCCCAGGGGCGGGTCAGAACTTCGGGCCCGCCCACCCCCGGGAAGAGCCGGCCTCTCCGTCTCTCTCCCCGGAGGGGCGGCCGGCCCGCTGCCCAACAGAGAAACCCTTGGTCCTCCAGGTCGCCTGGGCCGACCGGTAGCGAGCACCACTTTTGCGAGGTGAGCCGTGGCCCGAACCCCAAGAGCACGGAGCGCACCGGCCGCTCCTGAAGCGCCCGCCCCGCCTCGCAAGCTCGGCCAGCACGGGCTTGCGTTGTGGGCCCGCTCGTGGGGACCGTGGCTCCGGCACGCAACCGACGCCGACCTGCTGCTGACCGTGTGCGAGCAAGCCGACGAGCGCAACGCGCTGCGGCTGCGCGTCATGCGCGACAACGACTGGCACGACCGTGCTGCGCTGCGCGCGCTCGACGCGCAAGTGACCGGCGGGCTGCAGGCGATAGCGGCGCTGCGCTCGGCGCACGAGGCCCGCTCCGTCTCGCCTGCCCCAGCGGATGCTCCGCCGGCGCCCGGGCGCAACGTGGCCCGTGTGGAGGCTCTCCTGGCGTCCCTGCGCAGCGCCGGCCCGCTCGACACCCGAGACGAAGCGCTGGGCCAGCTAGCGCTGACGCTTGCCGCCCAACTGGACCTTCCCGGCGCGACCGGGACCGCTGCGCTGTCACGCGAGTTGCGCGCTGCGCTGTCGGATCTCACCGAGGACCGTAATGGCCGCGACGATGACCACGCCTGGACGACTCAGTTGTCCGCCCCGGTTCGGCACCCCGCGCAACCTTGACCGGCTGACGCTCGGCCCACAGGTCGGCGAAGTCGCCCGGCGTCTCGGGATGCCGCTGATGGAGTGGCAGCAACACGTCCTCGACGTGGCGCTCGAGCTCGACGACGACGGCGGGCTCGCGTACAGCGAACTGGTCCTGACGGCGCCACGGCAGAACGGCAAGACCGCCATCGTGCTGTCGAAGCTCGTGCACCGTGCTCTGGCCATCGACGCGTTCGGCGGACCGCAAGGGATCCTGTACACCGCCCAGGACCGCAACTACGCCCGCAAGAAGTGGATGGACGATCACGTCGCCCGGCTCCGCCGAGCGAAGCGCTCGTTCCGCGAAGGCCGCGACTACGACGTGCGCCTCTCCAACGGGTCCGAAGCGATCGAATGGACGAACGGATCCCGCCACGGGATCTGTGCGCCGACCGACACCGCCGCGCACGGCGACACCCTCGACGAAGGCGTGATCGACGAAGCGTTCGCCCACGAGGACGACGCTGTCGAGCAGGGCATGTCGCCAGCGATGATCACCCGGCGCAACAAGCAGTTCTTCGTGCTGTCCACCGCGGGGAACGCAAAGAGCCGGTACCTGTACCGCAAGGTCCTCGCCGGCCGGAAGATGACCACCACCGGCGCCGACACCCCTGTCGCCTACTTCGAGTGGAGCGCCCCCGACGACCTGCCGATCGACGACCCCGCGACGTGGCAGCTCGCGAACCCGGCGTTCGGGATGACCATCACTGAGGCTGCGCTCGCCGCCGAGTACCAGCGGCTGTCGATCCGCGGGGAGGCGGGATTGAACCAGTTCCGGCGCGCGCACCTCAACCAGTGGGTCGATGTGCCGCTGCTCGAGGAAGCGTTCGAGACCGTGTGGGCCGAGGGCACCTGGGCTGCCGTGTGCTCGCCGCGCGTGACCCGCCCGGCCGAAGGCATCGTGTTCGGGCTCGACGTGAACCCGGACCGGAACCGTTCAGCGATCACGATCGCCGGCGGCGGCGGAACGTGCGGGCTAGTCGACGAACGACCAGGCGTCGGCTGGGCGCTCGCCGAAGCCGAGCGGCTCTCGGAGCACTACGGGGCACCGGTGGCCGTGCTCGGCCGCGGGCCCGCCGCCGCGTACATCGGTGACCTCGAGCGCGCCGGCGTGGACGTGCTTACCGTGACCCGCGAGGACTACGAGCGCGCGTGCGGCTGGTTCTACGACGCCGTCGAAGAACGATCGATCCGGGTTCGCCGCGACGAACGCCTCGACGCCGCAGTGCTCGCCGCAGCGAAGAAGACGTCCGGCGACCGGTTCGTCTGGGACCGCAAAGCGACCGGCGAGGTCACCTCCCTCGTGGCGCTGACCATTGCCGCGTGGGCCGCGGTGCAGACCGACGAAGACGACGGAGCAACGACCATATGGTGAAGCGACTCATCACCCTGATCTCTGGCGTGCTCGGCGCTGCGCTGTCTGCCCCGCCTCTGCTCGAGGCCGTCGGCGTCGTCGCGTCGGCGTACTGGGCGGGCTCGACGTGGGGCGCTCCGGGCGTCGCAGCGGTCGTCGCGGTGGCATCGTTCCTGCGCGCCGCTGACATCGAGGAGCGCGTCGAGGCGTCCGACGCATGACCATCGTCGGCGCGCTCACCCGCTCGCTCGAGAACCCCGAGCTCCCGCTCACGTCCGAATCGGTGGCCGAGTGGATCGGCATCGAACGGACGAAGGCCGGCGTGGACGTCTCCGAGAAGCGCGCGCTCGGGCTGACCGCCTACCTGCGCGCCATCACGCTCGTGTCCGGGACGTGCGCGGCGCTGCCGCTCAAGCCGTACCGAAACGGCACCCGCGAGCGGATCACCCAGCGGACCGTGCTCGACAACCCGAACCCGGCGCAGACCCCGTTCGAGTACTGGCAGACCATGTACGCCAACGCGCTGGCGCACGGCACCGCGTACGCCACGAAGGTCCGCAACGGCGCCGGCGTCGTCGTCGAGACCTGGCCCGTGCACCCCAGCCGAGTCTCTGTCGAAGCGATCGACCCGTCACCCGCAGCGCCCGACGGGCGCCTGTTCCGTGTCCGCAACCGTCGCGGCCAGGAGCAGCGGCTCACGTCGTGGGACATGCTGATGCTGCCGTACCTGTCGCTCGACGGGCTCGTCGGGCTGTCGGTGCTGCAGGCCGCGCGCCAGTCGCTCGGCGTCGCGATCGCCGCCGAGAACAACGCCGCCCAGCTGTTCGGCAAGGGCTCGCGGATCTCCGGCGTGCTGCAGTCGAAGAAGCGGCTCAACGGCACCCAGGCGAAGGCGTTGAAGAACGCGTGGCGCGACAAGGTCGCCGGGCCCGACAACGCCGGCGACATCGCAGTGCTCGACAACGAGACCGAGTTCAAGCCGATCGCGCTGCCGCCCGCCGACGCCCAGCTGCTCGAGTCGCGCCGGTTCTCCGTCCCGGAGATCGCCCGCATGTTCGGCGTGCCGCCGCACCTGCTCGGCGACGTCACTACGTCGACGTCGTGGGGGAGCGGCATCGAACAGCAGACCATCGGGTTCGTCGTCTACACGCTCCGGCCGTGGCTCACGATGGTCGAGCAGCGCGTCACTCGCGAGCTCCTCCCGGGCGGCTGGTCGTCGGGCTCCTGGTACGCCGAGTACGCACTCGAGGGGCTGCTGCGCGGCGACTCCAAGACCCGCGCCGAGTTCTACCGAGTGATGGTCGCCATCGGAGCGATGAAGCCGTCGGACGTCCAAGCGCTCGAAAACATGACCCCGGACCCGGCGGTCGACTTCTACACGCTGCCTTCCAACATGACCGTGGTCCGCCCCAACGGCGAGATCGTCCCGCTCGCCGCGAAAGCGAACACCAAGAACCCCGGAGGTGGCGATGCCCCGACCGCACACTGATCACGCGCGCCGAACGATCACCCTGGACACCGGCCGGCGTTCGATCGACCTGCCGGTCGACGGCGCCGGGATGCTGCGTCGTGTGGCCACCCTCGACTCGCGGACCGTCACTCGCGCCGAGCAGGCCGGCGGGCCGATCGGGTTCCGAGGCCACGCTGCGGTGTTCAACAAGCGGGCGTGGATCGGGTCGAAGCGGTGGGGGTTCTGGGAGTCCATCGAGCCGGGCGCGTTCACCAAGACGATCGGCGAAGCCGACGTTCGCATGCTCATCAACCACGACCCGAACCTCGTGCTCGCCCGCAACACCGCCGGCACGCTCCGGC